TGTCATAGCAAGCATTTACAAGGTCTTGTCCACTCATATTATTTTTAATAACTTTACCACCATGCCCACGTTTATAAACTTGACCACCACCCATTTTCTTTTTCTTTGGTCCTTCTGCATCTGTTGAAGCAGTATCCATACCTGATTGATTAGGAATGCCCATTTTAATTTCTATTTCTCTATTAGAAAGACCTTTAGTATAATCTGCTGGTGGTTTAGCTTGATTATTATTAGAAGTAGAAAGTTTATTCTTTCCCTTGAGAGCATCTTCTATTGAACCACCACTCTCAAGAGCTATGGTTGTATATCCCATATCTATATCTTTATTTTTTTGTTTACGCTTTCTTTGCTGACCAATAGTTTCATTCTTTTTTATAGTATCTCTATTAGCTTTTACTGATCTTTCATCAGCCGCCGTTGCAGCTTTAGCTATCTTTTTCTTATTTGCAGCAGAGTGTATTTGACCTTTACTTGGTGTTGGTTTTACTCTGGGAGGATTTATTTTGCCTCTACCACCCTTAACATCAGATTTAACTTGAACTCTTTTTTTACCTGTAATATAATCAGGACGAGTGTAAACCATCTCTCCTTTTTTCTTACCTTTAGTAAGTGTACGCTTACCTCCAATTTCCATTAGCTTGCTCCTTGTATAACTGTGTTAGGTCCACCAGCAGGAGAGCCAGCAACTGCCATGTCATCCTGTCTAGTACGCCGTGCTTGATTGCGAAGTTGATCTATTGCTATTTGATACTGTTGCTGCCAGACAGGAAGAGTATTCCAATCTTTCATATACATAGTAGCTTCTACCATGCATCCAGCAAAGAGAGCATCATAGCAATACTCACTAAAGTAGTTTGTGGTTGTTACGCTAGTTCCCGTAGCAGAGGCAAGGGCAAGCGGCTGTGACTGTGATTCTATTTCTACTGTAAGTACAGAAACTGGGGTAGGAACAATCTTAATACTTGAATTGTTTTTGCGTGTATAATACCGGGGCGTTCCGGTAGAAGCACTTACAGGCCAGTAATCATTTACATACTCTGTTGTTCTCTGCAAGAGATTAGTAACAGAGGTGCCGTTGCTCACAACAAAATTAACATTGCGTACAATCAATGCTCTATCATTTAAAGGAATAGCCCCTGCGTTTCCGCCAGAGACTGATACACTATTGTATTCATTAAGACCTACATCATCTAGGTCTTTGACAAGTCTAAACTCTGTCTTTTTGACAAAAGCAGATACCTGCGTAGAAAACTCTGAAGAGTCATTCTCCGTTGTATTGATTAAGTCTGTTTTTAAATAAGCAAAGTCAGGCATGACTAGCCAAGCATAGCAGTTAGAACGCAACCATCGGTAGGACCAGAAATACTAACCACACCGTATACTGCAACACCCATATCTCCGATATAAATATCTGAAGCTTCGTTGGCTGCTACCTGAAATTTAATAGCTGTTCCTTCAGCAGTCTTGTTTGTAATCTGACGTTGACCTTTAATAGAATAAGAACCAGCCGCTGTTGCCAAAGCATGAATAGCCATGATACGAGTAGTGCTAGGAATATTACTATCAGCAGTGCCGTTGCTTCCAACAGTCGTATCTGTATCTACATATTTAAGAACAGCATCTCCAGTAGCTATTCCAACTTTAATATTTGTAGGCATTTAATTCTCCTTTAAGAATTAAGAGAGAGTGGCCGAAGCCACCCTCCCTCATTAGCTGATTAACCAGCACTACCGTACCAGCCACGCCAATCCGAAACACCGAAGCTATAACGCTCCCGTGCCTTGAACCGAAGGTTGCCGGTATCGAAGTCTGGCTCCATCTTAGTCTGAAGCGGTGAACGAACGAACATTTTGGTTCCGTTCGGCACATCCGTTTTAACAAACCATGCATCCGTATCAGTGAAGCGACGGTTAATGAAGAAACCTTCAGGAACCATGCCCATGTGACGGGTAGCATTAATGGCGTTGTTGTTCGGATTACCACTGGCAGCACTCGTCTGAGTGTTACCGGGACTAGAAAGAACACGATCTGCAACCGCCCAGTAATCAACCGGGATGTGCAGTGAAACAGCACTTGCACCAACCAGAATACCACGATCATCTTTGGTCTTCTGAATAGCCGTCAGGGCCGTTTCAAGAGTTGCTTCCGACAGGTCAGCCGCACCAAGAAGGTTAGACTGAAGACCATCAGAAATCGTCGGATGAGAAGCCGAGAAGAACGCAGCACCATCACCAATGAGATCAGAGAAACCATTGTTGTAGATGTTAGCGGCTTTTACCTGCTTGGTGTTTGCCATCGCACGGGCAAGACCTCTGGCACGAAGCTTCGCAAACGTGTCATACAGGTTATCTTCCATAGCTTCTTCAGTGACAGCAAAAGCAAGCGCAACGGTTTCCGCCGTATAACGGGCCGTGTAGCTTTCCTGTGCATCATCATAAGAAACCGAAGCACCCTCGCCTTTGGTCGGCGCAGTGCCAAAGCCAGTGAAGAGGACTTCTTCTTCAAAAGCTCTGTCCGAGTTTTCTACTTCATAAAGAGGTTCATGTTCATTGTTGACCTCTCCATACTCCATTCCAAATACGGCGTTAAGACCGGGAAGGAGTTCTTTGCTAATACTAGCTCTATTAATAGCCATAATAAATCCTCCCTATTAAGCCGTAGATGCCGTGGCCGTTACGAAACGATCACGGTGATGGTTAAGCCATACTTCCACAATCGGGAAAGCATCAGAATCTTTTTCATCAGGATACTGAGCTTTACCAATAACACGTACAGCAGCAGCAGCTTCCGTACCAGACGCACCATCAAGGTAGTAACTGGACTGACCCGTTCTAGTGTTACCGGAAGAAGCTGTGGAGCTTACGGTTACATTGTAGTTTTTGACAATAGCCAACTCTCCCGCCGAAAGCGACAGAGAAGCCTGAATGTAATACGTCTGATCGGGATCAGTGATTACAAAGAATTTAATGTCCGTGGCTGACACTCCACCCGGCCAATACCGGGAGAATTTCTGCTCTCCATTTTCGACATACTGACAACCCATGAACACACCAGAGGGCTTGAGCGTTGCAGCGATATACGGAGAAATCGTTGCAAAGTTCGCACCGGGAAGCACAACCGGATCGCCGGTAAAGATGCTATTGGTGGGCGACTGAGCCTGACCCGTTGAGGTCAGAGTAATCATGTCGGTGACGGCTTCGTTATTGTAGCCACCACTTTTCTTGCGAGCAGGAATGAAACCACGAAATGCTTTAGTAGTAGACATGTTTCATCTCCTTAGTTATAGGGAATCTAGTCCTGAAAGGACGGTTGTTTTCCCCGTGTTGTTACAGAACGACTTGTATTGGAAATAGGAAAACGAGAATCAGAATTTTTCATCAACTGAGAGTTGACTGCATCCATCTGATCATTTGATTTACCTTCATAAAATTTCCTACGAGCGTTCACTTTTCCGGCTGGCATTTTAACCAAGGCTACATCACCTCGACACACAGAGCCTTGATACCTGCCTTCATCCCTCACGAAGGATGTTAGAGCCATTTCAGGAACTTCATCTGGAGTTACAAACACCCATCCTGCCTGTAGTTTCTTACCGACATTGCTGATGTCATCTTTACCCTGAAGGGAGATTCGTATCCAACGTAATGCCATACCTTCATTATCAAAACGTGCTTGCACATTTTCTGGAATGGTAAGGACATTGGGTTCTTCAAAGGTCCAGTTGTCTTCTCTAGTATTCTGTTCTCTCATGTTCTCACTACGTGATTCATTTCGTGTCATATTCTTTCCTCCACGCTTACATATTTATATTAGTATATTCGCCATCAGCCGAAGTTACCTTCAACTTTTCAGCGGCATACTGTTCAAGTGGGATACCCCATTTATTAGCCAATCTCACGTCTTCTTTTGAGAGCTTGACTTTTTTTCCTGAGGACGGAGACGAGCGTGAAGCCCCCGACACCACTTGAGCAGGTTGTGACGTGCCTGAGTTATTTTTTTCCTCAGTTTCCTGCACACGATTTGAAGTTTGACTAAAGGCCATTTCAAGCCGTCGATCAATTTCTTCGTAAAATTCTTCATCATTTGGATTATATCCTTGTTCTTTTAGTTCAGCATCTAGTGCAAGGGCGGCTGCTGTTTTAACTGTATCTTCACCAAACCACTTATTTTTTTCAGCCCACTCATTAGCTCTAGGATCGTAGCTAGGCTGTTGTGGCTGAACAGCTTCTGGAATAATTGCTGCTTGTTCTTCTTTTTTCTTTAATTTACTTGCAATATTATTTTTATAAGTTTGAACAGTTTTTAAATCTGATTGAGCATTGTTTAAAATTTCTTGTGCTTTAAGAACTTTTTCTTTATCTCCCTCATCAAAAGCTTCCATATAAGCCTGTCTAGCAAGTTCGATATTTTGAGTTAGCTGTCTTTCACTAGCATCAAGACTACGAGTTGCAATGCTATCTACTTCATTATCTTTAGCTTTAAGATTATTTTGAAGTTCTTTATTTTGTTCTACAAGCTTTTGAATTTCTTCTTCACGTTCTTTGCGCTGCCTAATTAGTTGTCTTATTCTTTTTTCAGCACCCTTAGTTTCTATACCTTCAAGTTCTTTAGGCTGCTCTTCTTTAACTTCTTGAACAACCTCTTCAACAACTTCTTCCTGTGTTTCTTGAACAGGTTCTGCCTGTAGCTCTTCTTCTATCTGTACTTCTTCTTGTTCATCTTCTTCAACTTCAAAAGCAACCTGTGTTCCTTCTTCATTGTCTTCTGAAACTGTAACGGTTTCCCAACCATCATTATCGTTACTCATTATATTCTCCGTTGTTTACGAAACAAACGATTTACGTTCATTATATTATATCACACTATAGTGATTTTCCCAAATTAGTTAGAACCTTTTCCTAAATTAAAGG